TATGTCAGCTAAGAGTGTAAAACACTTTTTGGGTATGATACAAAAATACCATTTGTTTGACTGGATATTCAAAGGGTTAAAGGTAAACAACGATTTTCTTGAAGAAAAAGACCCATTATTGGTGATAACCACTCTTCTGGTTGGAAACAACCCTAATGTTGTTGCTAAGCAGCTGAATAATCTTAAATATACTGTTGACGAAATTAAAGGTATTACATTTTTACTTAATTTGTTACATTTAAGTCCTGATACAGCGGTACAACTTAAAAGAATGCAGAAAAACTCAGGTGTTAATGATAGTCAGATTGGTAAATTTGGTGGTCACCAAAACATTAATTCTAAACTTTTAAAAGCGTTCATTGAGTTCAACCTAAGTGTATCTGGTGAAGAACTAATGAAAACTCTAGGTCTAAAACCAGGTAAGGAAGTAGGGGATGCTATTGCTAAAGCTGAATTTGACAATTTTCAAAAATTATTATAGAAAAACTTGCATGAACTGAATTTTTTTCGTATATTTGTATTTAATAAAATGAATTTAAAATCCAGTATTATGTTAAACACAAAAACAAGAAGGTCAACGAGAGCAAAAAAAACTAGGACCCAATCTAGTGTTGAAAACGGTATTAAAATCCTTAAGACCGCAATCAAAGGAAAGTTGTCTCTTTCAGAAGCCTCAAGAAGAAATCAGTTTGGTAGAAATTACCTTTCTGACGTAAAGGCTAGAATTAAAGAAAACTACAAAAACAAAAATGTAGAGAAAGACACTTATCAACTTTTTCTTGCTTTGCTGAAGACTTACAACAGTCTTTAATCTTAATTAAGACCTTAAAATTAATGGCCCCATTTTTATGGGGTTATTTTTTTATTATATTTAGATATTTATAATAAAAAATAATATGGCAAGGTATCTAGCAATTTTTACTGATAATCATAACGAAGAATTTGATGTTCATGGATTTAAGATAATGACAGAAAAAGAAATAACCAATTTTGAAGATATAGCAACTAGCATTACATGGGGTTTTGAATATTATGCCAATTCTGAATCATTATATTATTCAAATGGCGAGGATTTCTTATCGAGAATCGAGTTTAAGGAAATCACCAAAGACGAATATGATATGTTCAATAAAGTATTTGGTGGGGAGTTTGGAATATTTATCGGTGAAGAGTACCTTCAATCAATATTGGATGGTGAACTTGAATTAGATGATGATATTGATGATGAAGAGTGGGATAACATTGCTGAAGATTAAACCAATAATAAAATGAAAAATCGAAAATCAGAAAAAAATAAAAGTAATCGTCATGAATCTGGTGATAAACACACTGTTAGTGTGAAATATTTGGATAGCGTGATTCCAAAAATAAATGAAATAATTGCTGATTCATTAGAAGATGCTTTAGCTTTTGCAAAAAACTTAAACGATAATCCTAATAGAGATTATGTCGTTTATGATAGATTTCAAAGAATCGTAGCATCTAAAATTCGTGATGAGAGAAAAGAATATAAACATCAGAAAGAAAAAGAAAAAAATGATAAGGACCACGATAAAGAAAATCATGGTGGACATGGACATCATGGTGGACATGGACATCATGGTCATGGAAATGGACATCATGGTCATGGAAATGGACACGATGATGACGATGATATGTACGCTTAAAAACTTTTTAAAAAAAAGTTTAAAAAAAATTTGCTTTTTCGAAAATGTTTCGTATATTTGTATTCTGAAGCAAAGAAAGTAGTTGAAGTAACAGTTCAGGTCCAATCGGCTTCTACAGTAGGTGAGGAAAGTGAGGTTGGGATTCCTTCGCCTTTAAATTGAAAATGAAACATGTTTCAGCTGTAGTATACCAATTATTTTCTTTTTTTCAGACTTTTTATAAAAACAATATATTTATTAACAGGGGTAACCCACAAACATAAAAAACAATGAGAACTTTAAGTATAAATATGATTTCGATTAATTGGAGACGTAATAGTCATTCAAACAGGTCGGGTATGCTTATAAGTAAAGATACAGAATTGGTGTAAAAACCAAAACAACTTATAAGAAGCCCCGACACAAAATCGGGGTTTTTTTTATGCCCTATGGAAGATGAAAGGTACAAGAAGTTAGGAACAGAGAAAAGAAAGGAGTTTGATAAAGACTTTGACAAGTATTACGAGGTCTATAGGAAAAAGGCAACTGAGCTGGGGTTTGAAGGCGAATTAAAATTTGTAAAGGAACGTGGTAAAGTTCTAATTTACGTAGTTATTTGACATATTGATTAAACACGAGCGCATCCATTGGTGAGGTAAGCTGTCTCCAAAACAGTGCCGTGAGGCTATGTCCGTTCGACTCGGACCGTTCGTGCGAATTATTTTTATAAAATTCGAACTTTTTAAATGATTTGGATATTTATTATAAATCCAATTCATGAAAGAAGAAATTTTAAAACTTAGAAGTGAAGGTAAAAGTTATGATGAAATAAAGAAGATTCTTAATTGTTCAAAAGGTACTATAGCATATCATTGTGGTGATGGGCAAAAGGAAAAAACAACTTTACGAAGGCGTAAACGAGATGAAAATGTATTGGCACGTAAAACAGATTGTTTCAAATATGCAATTAAAGTAGATAAAAAGGTAAAGCCTAATAAGAATTTTGTTGAATCAATTCGCAAGTTTCAGAAAAGAGATAATCAAGCTAGTGGTTATGTAAATAAAAATTTAGAAACAACATTTGTTTGGAAAGATGTTTTAGAAAAATTTGGTGAATCAACTATTTGTTATTTATCTGGTGAGCCAATAAATCTTTTTGAAAATACATACAATTTTGACCATATGATACCAACAACAAGAGGCGGTCAAAACATACTAAGTAATCTTGGAATACTTCATGAAGTAGTTAATATGATGAAAGGTGATTTGTTACCAGATGAGTTGATTTATTGGTGTGAAAAAATATTAGTTCATAATGGATATGAAGTTAATAAAAGGAAGAGCTGACCCCATTGGTGCGGGGCCCTGTCTTGAAAACAGTGGGATGGCAGCAATGTCATCTGAGGGTTCGAATCCGTCCTCTTCCGCTAAGATACTTTGCCGAATTGTCTGAGAGGCTTAAGGTGCTCCCCTGAAAGGAGTGGCCCGTAACAGGGTCCATGGGTTCGAATCCCATATTTGGTGGGTATTTTTATATGGCTTTAATAGTTTAAAAGTTGGCAATCCCAACTAGAGGATAAAACGGTTATGGTTAACCCATTCACGATGAAAGCAACACAGTAGTCGTTCTACTGACGGACTTAGGTTCGCTATGAGGATTCGATTTCCTCTTATAGCCCAAAATTGGAAGGTGAAGGAGGGATAGTTAAAGAGGGACAGGGTTCCCCGCTTGCTTGGAAAGCAAGAGGTCGTTAAATCGGCTGAGTTTCGAGTACTCAACTATCCGCAAAGTAAATTTTATGACTAAATATTATAAATGGAATTTTAATGGTGATGTATACTGTTCAAGGGTTGAATATATTGGTAATTCGGCAACAGGGTGTTATTATAAAAATGGTAGTGTATACGCCCTATATCAACCTTGGGTTTTAAAAGAGTCTGATATTGAAATTGATGAAAAAGAATTTAATTACATATTGAAAATGTAGTATTAAATTTTTATATTGTAACTATGGTAGTCGTAGCTCAGTTGGTTAGAGCGACAGATTGTGATTCTGTAGGTCGTGGGTTCGAGCCCCATCGATTACCCAAGAATTGGTTTTTAATATGGTATGCGTGGTCCGAGAGGTCGAAGGAATCTGGCTGTGAACCAGAATGAGATTGTATCAAACATCGTGGGTTCGAATCCCATCGTGTACCCCAACAAGCTAAGTTCAAGATATACTAGCGTTAAGTAGGAATCTTAAATGGGGATATAGTAGAATGGTTAGCACAAAAGTTCTTTGATTTATTTATTTATTTCGAACTTGTGTTATATTTATTATCATTAAAAGATATAGATATGAGCATAAGTTTAAAAAATGAAATTTTAAAATTAAGAAATGAAGGTAAAAATTATAACGAAATAAAAATTGCTTTGGGTTGTTCAAAAGCAACAATCTCGTACCATTGTCAACGACATAATTTAGGTAATGGTGTTAAAATATTAACCGATACAGAAAAAGATGAAATGAATGAGTTTTATAAAACTCATTCAATTGAAGAGACAGCAATTTTTTTTAATGTTAGTAAAACAACGGTTGTTAGGTATGTTGATAATAAACGTATAAAATTAAGTGATGCTGAGTTAAAAAAAAATAATTATAACCATGTTAAAACACATAGACAAAAAATAAAAGAACGAGCAGTTAAATATATGGGTGGTGGTTGTCAAAGATGTGGATATAATAAATGTATACGAGCATTAGAATTTCACCATACAGACCAAACACAAAAAGATTATGGTATTTCTAACTATGGTGTTTTGTCTTGGGAAAAAGTAAAAATAGAATTAAATAAATGTATTTTAGTCTGTGCAAATTGTCATAGAGAAATACATGAAGAAATTGATAATCGGGATGTATCCCCTCGCACTGATACTGCGTAGAAAGGGTAATTGGTTACACGTAGGTTCGATTCCTATCATCCCGACATATTGTGCTCAGTCTGACTGGTTGAGGTACCACGCTGATACCGTGGGTTCCGAAAGGAACAAGGTGGGTTCGATTCTCACGGGCACAACAATGATAGAGAAAATAATAGAGGCGTTTAAAGATGCTGGTGTATCTAAGGATAAAACATTAGAAATTTTACACAAAATTCTTAATACACCAAATATAGATACTGAGAAGGTTGATATAATTTTAGTAAAAGAATTATCAATCGATGAATATCTACTATTAAAAAATACTTTTATTTTCTGACCCTTAACTCAGCGGTAGAGTAGGGTTCGAATCTAGGGGTTAAGTAACATGTTACTAAGATTTTCTGTCTTTCTTCAGATATCGTGATATTTATAATAAAGAAAAATTATGAATTCATATGAATATCAAAAACTGAGGGGATTAAAAAGAAAATTACATTTGATTGATTTAAGAGGTGGTTGTTGCGAGAGATGTGGTTATAGTAAAAATATAAGTGGGCTTGATTTTCATCATATTGACCCATCTAAAAAAGATGGTCAATTAGATATGAGAGCATTATCAAACTCTTCTATGAAATATATTTTAGAAGAGTTTAAAAAATGTGAGTTACTTTGCTCTAATTGTCATAGAGAAGAACATTCGCCAGAATTAGAAATTGGGAATGTTAGAAAGATTATTAAAGTTGGACCAGATAGTATAACGGAGGTTAAAATAATTGGCAAACCTAAATGTATTGATTGTGGGACAGAAATTAATTATACATACAAACGTTGTAGGAAATGTTCTAACATAAATAAATGTAATGTTGATAAACCAAAAATAAACATTTTAATTGAAGAGGTTAAAAAAAATAATAAATCTTGGTGTGCCAGAAAATATAATGTTTCCGTGACGACAATTAAAAGATGGTTATTAAAAACGTAAAGTGCTCATAACATCAAGGTCACAGATTCGAATTCTGTAGGGTCAACAATTGGGGATGGGGAGGTCAGACCTCGCTTGGACGAACCGAGTAACCCTTAATAGGGGTCCAGACTAATGCTTCTAACAAAGCAAACGATAAGAGAGTAACTGAGTTCAACGGGATGTTGGAACAGAAGAAAATTATCACCATGTAGAATTAGAGTGGTATTAAGAGGATAAGCCAGTGCAACTCTGGTCATCGCCACTAACGGAGTGTATCTCCTCACGCTTATATCGTGTAGAAAGGGTAACTGGTCACATAAGGGTTCGAATCCCTTCGCTCCGACATGAGAAAAACGCAGGTTCAATCAAAAAGGTTTCCTAGGAAACTAAAAAAAGAGATTAAACAAATGTTTGGTGAAAGATACAATGGGTTGTTGAAATCACAACTACTCATAATGCCAAAAATAATTTCTTATATACCATATGGTGATGAAAAAGCCAAAGGATGGATAAATAAGTTTGAAGGTTGGAATATCTTTTTTATGATTGATGATAGTTTTGGAAATAAATAAAAATGGATGGGTTGCTTTAGAGGCCGAAAAGTCTTGGCTGTTAACCAAGTGAGATAATGTTCTCCACCGTGGGTTCGACTCCCACCCCATCCTCAAAAATTGGATAAGTAGCTATTAATTGGTTAGAGCGAGTCGTTGTTAGCGACAGGGTTGTGGGTTCGAGTCCTACCTTATCCGCTATTTTTATGCCGTGGGTTATTGGAATACAACCATCTCTCATAAGGAAGGAAAAACGGGTTCGCCTCCCGTACACGGTACCATGGTCTTATGATGTAACGGATGAGCATAAACGTCTTCGAAACGTTTTGTATGGGTTCGAATCCCTTTGAGACCTCAAATTTGGTTACCCTGCTAGTTGCGTCGAGGGTTATAAACAGATACATCGATTAACGGAACTTCATGATGGAGACCCTGCCGAAAAAGTGGGTGAGTGATGTTGTAACAACAACCAAATTATGACTTTATCGTCCAATGGATTAGGACATTTCCCTGCGAAGGAAAAAATGTGAGTTCGACCCTCGCTAAGGTCACTATAAAATTAATATGGCCACATAGTGAAACTGGACATCACTAGCGTTTCCTAAACGTTCATTGTTGGGTTCGAATCCCACTGCGGCTACAAACGGTTCTATGGTGAAACTGGATATCACAACCGCCTTCTAAGCGGTTATTACAGATTCGAATTCTGTTGGGACCACATGAAAAAAGCACACATACTTAAAAAAAGAGAAGCTAAGTGGAAAGCATCATTACCACCCATTACAAGTGATAATGCTGATGATTATCCAATTGGTAATCCATATAAGAAATGGACAAAAGCTGAGCTAACAGAGATTGCTCGGATGGCTAAAGAAAATAGGGAGGCCAACCCAATGTCGGAAGAAACAAAGGTTTGGGTGGAAAAGTTACAAATTGAGGGGAAGTTAGAAAATGAGGCCGCTGAATTACAAAGAAAGAAACAACAAGTAAGGAGATTATTCTTTAAATAAATGGAGGGTTGCTAGAGCGGTAATAGGCCAGTTTGCTAAACTGAGGCCGATGTAACAGTCGCAGTGGTTCGATTCCACTACTCTCCGCGCTGTTTTTATATGCATTTGCATATAAAAACGATTATAATAGGTATTTTATATGCATTTGCATATAATATTCATTTTTAAAAGGGTGTTTTATACACCCTTTTATCATTTGTTGTAATATTTATCGATATATAAGAATTTAAATGGTGAGAATATATGACAAATAAAACATTAAGAAGGATAGTTAGACGTCATGTCTTTTTATACGAGTCTGTGACCCCTACTGGTGAGCTGACACAAGAACAGATGAATGAAATCCTTAAAGGTTATCTTGAGGCGGCATTATGGACTGAAGAAGAAAGGTTGTCCGACGATTATAATCAAGGTCAGGAATACGACGACGAAGATTGGAATAATGACGATGATAATGATGAAGTTGAAAAGCTTATACGAATGAAGAATAAACTTAATCAAGTTCCCTTCGAAAGATTTGTTGTGGAAGATTTAGAACCAGATTCAAAAATCCAAGCATACGTTGACATCAAAAACTTCATTAAAATAGCTGGACCTGCTGCAACAGTAGAAGCAATCAATGAAAACGGATTCTTCAAATTCGGTATGGATATCTGGTTAACTAGAAACGGACACGGCGCAGGTTTCTTTGACCATAACTACGACCACGAAAAGCAACTCAACGATGCGGCACATACATTAAAAGGGGTTGACCTTTACATTACTGATAACAACACAATAGTATTTAGTAACGCATAATGAAAATTGGAGAAATATACACAGAAGTTATTGATGAGACCATAGGCTCTCAACCCATCACTGCTTATCACGGTACAAAACATAAGATAAGTTCATTTATTGATGATTTTGTCGGGGGTAAAGAAGCCAATGACCAAGAAGGACCAGGGATATATTTCACTACGTCATTAAACAACGCGATGGCTTATGGCGAAAATGTTTATCAAGTAGAACTAACACCTAAGAAATCTGTATCCACACAAGAAAATAAAAATGCTCCATTAAAGGAAATTGAATGGTTGATTTTACAAGCACCTGATTGGAAAGATACGGCAATGAACTGGAATGAAAACCCAAGAATTGGATATAAACAAGCAGCCACTGATTTCATTAAGTATAATGAAAATCCACATCAACAATATATGCAGGTTTGGTATGATTTCTATAGGAACAATGCAGTTGATTATGTTAGAAACATGGTTAAACTTGGATATGACTCAATTATCATTGGTGGAAGAAATAGCATAATAACTGGTGAATCGGATATAACACATATTGTTGTCTTAGATACTAGAATAATAAAATTTATAAAACAAATAGAAAATGGATAATGTTACACAGGACAGCGCCCAATAATTTAGTTACTCATACTTCCAGATATAACCACCAGCTGTTTTTCTTCCACCATTAATACATCTATGTATATTATTGATTTTCGTTTTAATTGTCGCATCAATTAGTGATGGAAAGGTGTGAATCAATTCGTAGTTTTTATTTAGTTGTTGAACACGTTTTCTTTTTTTTGAGGGTATTCCTGTCTTAGTGAGACTAATTTTTGCCTTAGTTTCATCTGAAATTATTCTACCTTTTAATTGTGATGGTTTACCCTTTAGACTCTTTGATAATTTAATTCTTTCCTCCTTAGTCCAAATTCTTCCGCATTTACCTTTACGTGATAGAGACATTTTATGTTTGGTTTCTTTAGAGTGCTTTCTACCCGTAAATATATTTTTGAGCTTTAATTTTGTTTCCTCAGAATGTTTAAAATTCTTCTTTGCGTTTGATAGTTTAATCCGAACATCGTCAGTACATACTACTCCGTCACCACCAAGCGTACCATTTACAAGATTTATACCAGCATCCATGAATAATTTTATAGTATTTATTTCAGCTAATATGACATCATCACGAACTTCATATTCATTTAGTATTGTCATTAATATAGTATGACCACTTTTCAATTCCTTTTTAATCCAATTCTTCTTATACGTATTAATTTTACTCCTATTACAATCTCTAATGTGTTCGTTTAGCCTTTTTTCTGGTGTCAGTGTAAAACCAATGTATCTAATTGATTTAGGGGTGTTAGAAGATGATAACCCATACAAATAGTACCTATCACCTATTGTTCTTTCTGTTATTGTATCCATTTTAAATAAATATGAGTTGATTACAATAAAATCACACTTATGAATATATTTATTTAAAAAAGTTATGATAGATTCTCCGACACAACAAAGGATACAGCTTTTACATCCTAAATTAAGAAATGAAGTGATGTTTTTGGTTAATCAAGCCAATGGACAATTAACAAAACACTCAGAAATAAGAATAACACAAACACTTAGAACATTTGCTGAACAAGACGCTCTTTACGCACAAGGACGTACAACAGCTGGAAAAAAAGTAACCAATGCAAAAGGTGGTCAAAGTTTTCACAACTACGGGTTGGCATTAGATTTTTGTTTATTAATAGACGACAAAGAAATATCTTGGGACCTGAAAAAAGATTGGGATGGTGACAAGATAGCCGACTGGATGGAAGTGGTTAATATTTTTAGACGTGCTGGATGGGAATGGGGTGGACAATGGAAATTTAAAGACAACCCACATTTTCAAAAGGTATTTGGTCTTGGATGGAAAGAATATCTTAAAAAATACAATGCTGGTGACACCTTTATTGACACCAATGGACAAAAATACGTCAATATTTAAAAGAAGATTTGGTGGATTAAAAAGTTTTTAGTATATTTGCCCGATGAAAGATAAAATTAAACAAATATTGCGCGAAGATATTCAAAAGAATTCTTTAGGTGTTCCTGTAACAAGGCCAGATAAAGAATTGTTTGTGATGCGTGGAATTAGCGGTTCAGGAAAATCAACCAAAGCTAAATCTTTAGTTGGTGAAGGTGTTATACACTCTACCGATACTTTAATAGAATCAACAACTGATTACAATGCATTTTTTGCTAAGATGAAGGCCAATAATAGCTGGGTAGAACTTAGCCGTATGCATTCAAAGAACCTTACCAATGCTAAGAAGTCAATGGATGAAGGTGTATCACCAGTTGTTATTGACAATACCAATTTAAAAGCCAATGAAGCCAAGGCTTATATTGAACATGCTTTGAAGTTGGGGTATGCTGATGAAAACATTAAAATCATTGATGTTGGAACTGGTGGTTTAACAGCTGAAGCCTTGGCTGCAAGGAATCAACATGGTGTTCCATTGGAAAAAATTGAACAAATGGTTAAGACACATAAAAGTGTTGGTCCGTTAACGCTTAAAAAGATATTGGAGTCTAAGGATTTTAGACGATAATATTATCTTTTTTAACCCATCTATTATAATAACTACATAATGGTTGAAGGTTAGTATAATGGTTTAACCTTATTATATCTTCAACCGTTTTTGCTGTTTTTAGTGGAATGATATGGTCAATGTCCCAAGTCTTATTTAATTCAAAGATACCATCTTTAGGGTTACCATAATTATCCCAATTCATCCAAGATTCAAATTGAGATTCGAGATGTAGTTTAAATTGTTCAATTGAACAACCAAGTATTTCAATTGTTTTACTTATTTTTTTATTACCAGATTCCCTAATTGCGTTTCCGATTAATTTAGAAACATTATTTCTAAATTTAAAAGATGAATCATTTAAACGTTTATATTTACAATATTTTGCTTTTGAAATTTTTATGTTTTCTTTATTGTTGTTATAATATTGTTTCGCATTATTTTTAATATTTTCAGAATTTAGTGTATAGTATTCTTTTCTATACATTTTAATATTTTCAGATTTTTCAATCGCATATTTCTTTTTCTTATCTTTATTTAAAAGATAATTTTTTTTATGCCATTCATTAATCTTATGTTTATTTTTTTCTCGATATAATCTTGCGTATTCTTTTTTATCTTCCGCTGTTCTCATTCTTAAAATGGTTTTTAATTAGATTTTCAATAAATTCTGATTTATTCTTGTATTTAATTTCTATACGGTTATTTAATTCTCGTGAAATTGTTATCCCAAGTTTTATTTTTTTATCTTCTAATTTTAATTTTGGTCTACCCATAGTTTATTTAATTATAAATATAATAAAAACGATTAAAAGTCGAATAATTATCCGATTTTTAATAGAAAATTTTGTTATTATCACATATTTAATGTAAATTTGTATTATGAACATAAAAAATAGATTAAAAGACGAGCTTAATATGTATCCTTATTCCAATATTCTTTATTCTGGTGTTGTATTGGATGAAGTTTCAAGAAACATGCTTTTCCGCGTATATAAAGATGAAATTCCAGAAGGATGGAAATTTGTTGCGCATCACATGACAATTGAATTTGGCAAAAGTGCAAATAAAGACGATTTGAGTAAAGAGGTTGGTTTAACAACAAAACGTTTGGGCAAAAGTGATATGGTTATTGCTGTGGAGGTTACAGGATACCCATCAAAAAATGCAGTTCCACATATTACACTTGCGGTTAATCCTAATGGTGGTAAACCAGCAATGTCTAACCAAATAACTAACTGGGAAACAACACAAAACATAAAGCTTCGTGGTGTTGTAACAAATATTACAAAATAAATTTGGTAATATCGGTTTATTCTAGTATATTTGTAAAAATATTTTATATGAAAAATAACGCAAGACGTTTAGAAATTGGTGATAAAATTAGACAGATGGGTCAAGCACTTGTAACTGAGGGTACTGGTAATAAAGATTATACTGTGGCTCAAACAGGAACAATTATGCTTTTATTAAGTAAATTGATTGATAGAGATGAAGATATGTTTATATTTTCTGAATTTTGTGCTATGTTTACAGCTAGAATGATTCTATCTGAGGGTGACGAAATAGAGAAATATACCAAAGGAACGTTAGCCAAAATTTTCACAAAAAATAAAAATCAATCAACACCTCCAGAAGATAAACCAAAAAAAAGACTAGGCGGTAGAAAATCAAAAGATTCTGGAGATTCTGAAACAAAATAACTGGGTTTAATTAATGCTAAGGTGGTAGAGAGTGCCAAGAGTAGTCATCGACGGATGATGAGGGAAGAGGTACTACACGGATGACGTATCCTGAAATTACTTAGCAACCCATATGGTTCCATAGTTCAATGGATAGAACATGGAACCACCTGCCTTCTAAGCTGAATATCTAGGTTCGATTCCTAGTGGGACTACATTATGAAATGTTTTATTGATTGGCTTGTTGAGAAAGAAACACAAGCTGACGACTTACCGTTTGAAATGTCTAAAGAAGATGTAATTCAATGGGTAAAACGTATTCATGACAATATTCTCTCTGAAGGAAAAAAGTCCCATGAAGGCTGTCATTATGGTAACTGTATCAAACAAAATATGAGCTGTGAATTGTGTTTATATCAAACATGGCTTGAAGAATACAAACAATATTGTAGAACCTTTAAAAAATAGCAAATGTTAGCTATAATCAAATTTATTGAGGCGAATGGTTTGGCTAAAGCTATCGAAAAGTTTAAGCTTAAAACACGCGTTTACGAAAAAAAAATTCTTCTGAAATATGACCAGATAGAATCTGATATGTCATGTCCAGAAGTACAAGAATGTCGTGGCCTTATTCTTGAAAGAGATACATGGAAGGTAATGGGTATGTCATTCTTCAAATTCTTTAATCATGGTGAAGGAAATGCAGCTAAGATTGATTGGAATACAGCACAAATTTTAGAGAAACTTGATGGTACAATGATTCAAGTTTATTGGGATTGGCATAAAAATGAATGGTTTGCTGCAACAACAGGTATGGCAGAGGCAGAGGGAGAGGTTAATAATATTGAGAAAACAACCTTTAGCAATTTGTTCTGGAATACAGCTAAATTAGACAAAGATAAATTGGACAAAGATTTAACCTATGTTTTCGAGCTATGTACACCAGAAAATATTGTCGTAACACCACATACTGAATATAAGGTTATTTTATTAGCTGTTAGAAACAAAAACACGCTAAAAGAAATGTCATACCCAGAAC